GCGGTTATACCTCCCTCTGATTTGGGCCGTTTAAGACCTCTTTCACCCGCGAACGCTTTGCAATTCTTAAAGAATAGCACTGCAGGTGGATTACCACTAATGCGTAAGAAAGGTATCATTAAACCAATACTGTTGGATAACTTCCAAATTTGGCTAAAGCAGCGTTGGCCTGCGAATTTATACACTAGAACTCAAGAAGCTGGTAAGACTAGGAATGTTGTTGGTCCAAGTATTGCTGACATTTTATTTGAGATGATGTATTATCGTCCTCTTCTTGATTATCAAAGGAGATTACCTTGGCGTTCAGCTTTAAACACTCCGGAAGAAATCGACTACTCCGTGACTAAGTTATTTGAGCTTAAGTCAAAATTCGATTTGTCTATTGTGTCTATAGACTTCTCTAAATATGATCAAACTGTGAAAGGCGGGTTACAGCACGCAGGTTTTCAATATATCAGATCTCTTTACCAGAAGCGGTATCATAATGACCTTTATGCTATCGAAGAACGGTTTAAGAACATAGAGTTGATCACACCAGATGGTATATTAAGTGGCCCTCACGGTGTACCTTCAGGATCTACCTTCACTAACGAGATAGATTCAATTGTTCAGTACCTGGTGGCTTCTAATTGCAGTGATGTTAAGTTTGTTGACCGCTGTATGATACAGGGCGATGATGGTCTATACCTAGTAAAGGACCAAAGTGGCGCAGAGTCCTTGTTCTCGTGTTTCCAAAGTTATGGATTAGAAGTTAATGAAGATAAGAGTATTGTATCATCTGAGTACTGCACCTATCTTCAAAATTTATATCATCCTGATTACATGAAAGATGATAAGTTAGTAGGCGTTTATTCTACGTACAGAGCTTTATGTAGGATATGCTTTCTCGAAAGATTCGACGATTTCCAGAAAGATGGTTTGGATGGGAAAGACTACTTTGCTATTAGGACTATTTCCATCCTTGAGAACTGTAAGTTCCATCCTCTTTTCAGGGAGTTAGTAGAGTATGTTGTCAAGTTAGACAAATACTCATTGAAATATAGCGACCAAGGATTAGCTTCCTATGTTAAGAGGAAAGCTGATCAAGAGGGGAAAGACGTTAGATTTGGTCAGTGGCAATATGGTGATAGCGTGAACAATCTTAGAAAGTTTGAAACCGTTAAGCTGTTGGCCGAGATGACGTAAAATATCTCGGGAAGTAAGATTTCC